ATTACTGGATACTCTGATAAAGTGTCCTCGATTGCCTTAATATCTGTAAGGTCAAATACAGTACTACCCGAAGAAAGGAAGTCACCATCAATCTCTTGAGCTGTTCTTCTGGGTCCAAGAGTTTTGGACATTGTATCATACCATTGCTGATCTCGCTCGGGGTGCATTTTCCAATATAATCGAATAGGGTGAAAAGGAGAATCAGAATCTGTAATCGCTTCAACCCATTTTGAATGATAGAAGCCAGAAATTCCATAGGGGGTATTCTTATTGATAAAATTATACTCTTCTTGTGGGCCTTTCCGAGTTTTACTGAAGTTATATGTTATATAACTATGGTGATCTTCTACAGTGATATCATATATCGTAGCCTTAAATTTCCGTAAAACTTTTAGTTTAGACAATTTTACCTGATGTCCCTTGTCACCTCTTCTAACCTTAGCTATATAGGATCTGGAAGACTCTATCGACATTGAACCGAATATTGTTGGGTTATTCTTAATAAACTCTAAAGTTCCCAGTTTTTCTAGCTCTCCCGTTTCAGTCCCATTAAGGACTGTAGCAATAGAGTCCAAATCGGTAAACCCTTTACCTACCCTGGTACCCAGCTTTAATCCATAAGAATAAAGGTTTGCCCTTTTAGTATTCTCTTTTCGAGAAATGACTCGAAGATTTGTTACCCAGTTATGATAGGGTACACAATCTATGTGATCTATAACTTGATCCTTACCCACTTTTAAGTTAGTAAAGTGGGAGATTACCAAGTCTGCCATCCTAAAGTGTCTAGAAGAGTTATTTTTATGAAGTGTTACTCGAACATACCCCAACTTGTTTGGCCTAAGATTTTTATTATGCCACTTTCCGCCTCTAAGGTATTTCAGTTCCCCTCGATTAGATACTTGATAATTTGGGTACCCTTTCACTGATTTCCATTCCTCCTTTTCCGGCCACATGATTTTTGGAGGATCTATCAATTCGGATAGTCCAGTTTTGTATAAGATTACCTTTTCATCATTTTCTATAATGTCTTTTACTGACATCCACCCTTTTAGGGTGTAAAGCTTATGATTTGGAGTACATTTTAAGATTGTCCCATACTCGGATTGAATTTTCCAAGTCTCTAATTTACCCTTATTTACAGAAGCTACAATTCGTTTCCATTCACCCTTATGGGTTAAAACTCGAAGATTACTTACAAAAGATAGATCTACTGCCCCAAATGTTTTTGGACATAAGTTTTTTACTTTTATTAAACCCTTATCAGTAATGATTTTTGTATTGCCAGTAATACAAGAATTTAAGATAGCACTCCCACCAGTGGAAATTGCAGGGGCCGCTGCTGCCCAAATCGTAGAAGCCCATCTTACAATTGCAGCCTCATCAATTACCAATAAAGAAAGAGATTCTGAACGTCCCGCTTCTTCTGAAGTTGGGATGGATTCTATAAAAGAACCATTGATAAATTCAATCATCGAGGCGGTTCCTAGCTCACCCATTCTACCATTTACGATAGGAACTTTTAAGTGTTCTGGGAGATTCTTGTACATGTATTTGATTTTCTTTAAAACCTTCTTTGCTACAGAATCCTTGATGGAGATGATGTTCACCTTTTTGTTTGGGTGATACATCGTTAGCCATAAGCAATAAAGAGAAATCAATTCTGTGATCCCAGCTTGCCTAAATTTTAAGATGATATTAAATCGATGTTTTAGGAAGCAATACAGTACTGATTTTTGGTATGGGTATAAAAGGAACCTTGTTTTACCTCTTACTGGGTGAACTACATAAGCAAATGTGGAGAAGTAAAAGACGTCCTTTTGTACTTGAACCAATTCTCTAAATTGTTGGGCATTCAGATGAGAGGTATCTATTTCCTTTTTCGCCATTTTCCTTTTCTTCTTTTAAAATTCGTAGGTTAAACCTATTGTGATATCCCATCCAGGATCACTCTTGAATTTGGGGTAGTAAAATCCGTTTAGCCCAAGTTCGTAATTAAATCCTTTAGTCTTGAAATTTAACTTGAGATCAATGTCATGAAAATTATTTAAAATTCGATATTGATATCCAAGTGTTGGATAAAATTTAAAATTTGGCTGTTTTTTGCTTGTTAAAGAATTTCCATTCCACCTATAGGAATAATTCTGAAGGTTTAATGGATAAGATATTCTAGACGTGATCCCATTAATATCCAATAATCCCAAGCTCAACTGGTTTTGATTCAAATCAAGTGATAATAGTTTTGGATTCATGGGAAGATTCTTCAAATAATTCAAATCAATAATCAAGCTGTCTAATCGATTTGGTGTGAACAACACCAAATCTTTTTCCCGAAGGGAAAATTCATTATACTTTGAAGTTGTATCCTTTCGATAAATTTCAACCTTTGAAGGATTCATAATAATTTCGAAAGGTTCAGGGATTGTAAAAATCTCTGGGATATAAACTGTGTCTGTTTTTTGGTTTTCGAAATTATTCGATGATTCCTTTTTAAATTTTCGTTTTGTGATTTTATAGGTCACCCAGGAAACCCCAATCATTGAAAATAAAATTAGGATTGCCATGACCCATGAAAAAATTTCATCTCTGTGTTTCATAGGATTTTCGTATTATGCAAATTGGATATTAGCCATTAGCCAATTACCAATTAGCCAATTATCAAATTAAAAGAATATTAACTACCATTTAGCTTTAGCTAAATGGTAGTATTACTATCATGTAAACATGATAGTAATATTATCATGTGTTTTGGTGGGTTTTTGTTTTTTCTTTTTAAAGATTAATTTTTTCTTTTGCTTCTTTTCTTTTTTATCAAGATTTTTTTTCTTTTTTATTTTTTCTTACCTTTTGTTTATGTTCTTCCGTTCCAAATCAGTTTTAGGATTTTTCAATGTTACTTCAACTGAACCAGTACACATAAGAACCAAAAAATTTTATAAATGACTATGACATACCAAAACATCAAAGATCAAAATCATGAATAAAAAGAAATCCACTTCCAACAAAAAAACTTCCGAAGAATTAGAAAAGGAAGCAATCATTATTCGAAGAAAGATTTATGAGCTTTCAAAATCTTACATGTTTATTTGCCTTGCGAACTTGAATATGGCAAGAGCAGAAGATGATAAAGAGGCCCTGATTAAAAAATTTTCTCATTCCCAAGGGATTTTTTCCAAAAAGGTTCAGGATGCAGTAGAATATATGGAACCCTTGATTAATTCGGGTGAGTGTAATCCACATATTGATTTGGACCATTACTGGAATATGGTTCAACTTTGGAAACACGAATTAGAATGTTGTTAACGGTTTAATAGGCATTCTTTAAACCATAATCCTATTTCATAAGGGAAGGTCTGAGTAACGATTAACCTTCCCTTGTTTATCCAATAATTTTTCCTATCTTCTTCGATGTGAATTTTAAATTTATCAGGGATTCCCATTATCCTTGCAAGTTCTCTTGGAGACATTGGTAAACCATTCCATTTAAACTGTCTATCCGCTTTCCTAGCGGTCATTGGATAACCATTCGGTTTATTTCTATATACACCGGGTAATGTTCCTCTAGACCCTTTAGAATTAACCCAAGGCCATTTCCACTCATCCCTGAACTCATTTGTCCATAATCTTTGTACTTGTTTCAGGGATAATTTGGTTTTATTTTTATCGTCTGGGTGAAACATTGAAACGATTTTATCCAAATCCTCGATTATATTACCATTCTTTGGGAGGTTAAATAATAAATCTTGTGTTGTCCTAAGAGCTTTCATTTGTTTAACAAAAAGGAATTGCTCCAATTCGAATAAAAGAGAGCTCTTTTTTACTCCTATTATTACTAATCTGTTCCTTGATATTTGAGAATTGCCCCATTCTGAAACTGAATGGTTATGAAAAACCAGGTTATAATCTGGGAATATTTCATTTTCCCATTGATTTTCTGGGATTACTTCTAGCAATTTAGGTAGGTTTTCTAATAAAAATACATGAGGTTTAAAATGATGAACACTTTCAATAAAATTTACCATTGTAGGGTCTGCCTTTTGCTCTTCGGTAGATTTAAAATCCTTTTTTCTACTGATTCTGAGTATAGATTGTCCTCCACAGGAAGGATTACCGATAATTATGTGTACTTTTTTACCCTCAAGGTAATTTTTACATCGCTTTAAATCCCTGAAAAGAGGTATACCTGGGAAATTATCTATCCATTGTTCATTTTTTGGAGTAAAATATACTCCTCTAACCTCTAAATTACCTAAGATTTTGAATCTTTTGTCACCTTTAAACGGGAATAATCCTATGCCTTGACCATTGCATACTCCCAAAACTTTATATTGCTTCATATTTGATATGTTTTGTATATGAAAAATGCTATTAGTATTGCTCATACCCTGTAGAATTATGTGTTTACTATACAATATCACAATCAAAAATTAATCACATGAAAAAGAAATCTGTTAAAAAAGAGGATAAAAACATCAAATTGTTATCCAAAGATCAAGAAGTTTTAATAAAAGGCCCATCACATTGTGAACTCTGTAAGGTAATCGATGTAAATAAAAATTCTGCCCTACTTTCGAATGGGATATCAGTAAATCCCAAATATGATCGAAAGATCAAATCCTTGACTCCTTTAAATTTAAAAGGAACCCAGTTCACGATATTGGTTCATGGAAGTGAATCTAAAAGAATTTGGAAAGAATATTGCTTAGGAAATACTGCTTCTAAATTGCAGAGTGCACTAGAAAACTTTAAAAAGGGAATCCCTAATAATTCATATTCTACAGAAGAATTAGATGGCTACTCTATGAAATTGAATGAGTTATTGGAAAGTCTACAGAAGGAAACTATAAACGAATAGGTTTTGGTAAATGTTTTTAAAATTGAGAATTGATTTTTTCAGCGTAATCAAAAAAAACGTAATCGCGGACTCTTATTTATGGGTCAGGTTTTTATCCCTATTTGCTTGAGAAAGTAGATAGGGATTTTTTTATTGTGTCTATTCGCATATTTCTCTTTTGGGAATACTTTATCATCTTTTTTACTTGTGTAATGTGATCTTTTTGATCCCGAATTCCTGTAATCAAACTCATTGTATTATTGCCTTAGTGATTAATATTATAAGATACTATCTTATCTATATTAACTTTAATACATCACGAATATGTCACTCAAATCAAGAATTGAAGCCCTAATTTTACAAATCAGTAATGCAAAAACATCACTGAGATCTGCATTATCCAATAAAGGTGTAAGTGTACCAATAAGCCCAACCTGGGATCAGATTACTCAAGGGATTAATGATATCGAAATCCCAGTAATGCCAAAAGTATCATTATCATTTTCATCTGGAATCTACTCAGTATACTTGGAGGGAAGTAATTTTAATACTTCCCAGTACACAGTTTATTATAATGGTCGGATAAAATTCAATTCAGGTACAATTCCATCCATTGTAGATTGGATGAATTCGGATTTAGTAAACAAGGTTATTGTTTGGTGTGTAGTATCCAGTCAGGTTACTGCTGGATCTCCTAAATCCTTCCTGGCTATCTCAGAATTAAATCAAGGAACAAATTGGTCTCAACTAATCAAAGCAGCTAACAATGTAGAATGGAGAGGAGGGATAATGCGTTTAACTAAAGCCACAGCAGCAGCTGGAGAAACTAAATTAACCTTCCAAGGCAACCATGTACTTATATCCTATAACAATTAAAGATTAACAAAGAGAGAGTCATAAAAAATTCAAAAAAAACTTCTTTATCTTCTCTCATTATTAATCTTTTAATATTCATCATTAATTTTCAATTCCTACACATTATGCCTACATTGAAAGAAAGGATCCAATCATTAACATCATCCATCAACGAAGCAAAAACAAGTTTAAGGGATGCTCTGAGAAATAAAGGAGTAGACCCAGGAAGCAACCCATCCTTTGAAGCCCTAAGATTGGGAATCGAAAGAATCCCATCTGGAGATAAGTACAAAGAATTAATAGGAAAAGGTTCTATCTTTAGTACCGACTTGGATACTAATAAAACCTCTAGAAAGATGGTTATGGCTCCAGATAAATCCACAGTCTCCATAAAAGTCAATTGCAATTTAGACAGTATCCAATCAGCCTTAGATGAAATCAATGGAAGCTTCCATAAAGGCGATCTGGTAGTAATCGTAACATATGCTATGTCCATGGATGGCAATTATGGATTATGTATTTATAATTTATCAGAAGATTTATTTTCATACTTTTTCGGATACGGTAATTCAACCGGTATGAAAAATGGATACCCATGGATAGAAAACATATTATTTCTTGAAAGTGTAAATATCACTGCAGTTAATACTGGTAGATATAATTTTTCATTTACTGGGTACCAATTAAAAGTTGGAAAGAGCCCAGTAGATTAAAAAAATCCTTAGTGATTAATAATCTTAGGCCTGGGATAAAAATATCTTAGGCCTTTCTTGTAAGAGTCCCCAAAACAACAAACAAAAATGAAAAATAAAAATCCTAAGATGATAAATAATAAGAGAGATCCCAATAAAGGATAATCAATGAAAAATATAACATTAGAGTAATAATAAAAGCCATTATCCTATGAAAAGGATAAAAGGAATCTCATTATGAAAAAAGTAGAGATAATAAAAATCCCTTATAAGCCTTTCAGAAAAAAGTTATATGAATTATTCGAAGATTCTGAAGGAAAATCCCTTATAGGCTTTATCGAAAAATCTTATATGAATAAGAGGGGAGAAGATCTTAAGGATTTCCCTTATTAGCTTTATTGAAAGATCATAAGTAAATTTCAGAGGCACAGGGATTGTATTCTTCGAAGATTCTGGGATTTCCCTTATTAACGTTATCTGAATAAAAGAGGGATAGGGATTACATTTCTGTAAGGGATCAGTTAGGATTTCCCTTATTGGGTTTTCAGAAAAAAGTTGTGGCAATCCGAAACGGACAGGGTTGCCCATTAAAGCAAAAAAAGAGTATATTTTATAGGGGACAAAATATACTCTCTCTTTATTATTATTTATGAATTACAGCAACACCAAATATATATAAGGAATAAGAGTGCAAATATTATGCACTCTTTTATTTTTTCTTTTTTCATTTCAAATTCTTTTTTACAATTTCAAGCATTTTCTTTAAATTCTCTTTTTTTAGTTCATCCGTATTATTAGATACCAAACTTTCTATGGAGAAATCATTTATTCTATAAACTTGTTCATAAAATAATTTGAATTGTTTGCAATGATTTTCGCAAATTGTTTTATTCTTTTCTGAACG